TGGAGCCCTCGCCGCCGAACACCCAGCAGGGCGACGGCAGCGTCGGCGTGATGCGCATGCCGACCGCCTACCCGGGCACCTTGCTCGCCACCGATAAGGACGAGGACGAGGGTGGCCGGTAAGCGCGTCGCCCTGACGCTGCCGCCCGGCTCGAAGCGGCGCGCCACGCCGCAGGACACCCGCGGCGGTTGGTGGGATATGTCGTTGGTGCGTTTCGCCGGCGGCATGCTGACGCCGATCGGCGGCTGGAAAACCCTACCCGGCGTGCAGACCAACGGGCCGGTGCGCAACCTGCTGTCGTGGCGCGACCTCGATCGGCTGCGCTGGGTGGCCGCGGCGTCGCTGGCCGACATCGTCGTGTGGGACGGCGCCACCGGCACGGTGATCTCGCCCGGGGATTTCGTGGCGGGCCAGGCCGCCGGCCTGCTCGACGGCTACGGCATCGGCGGCTACGGGCTGGAGACCTACGGCACGCACCGCTCGCTGGAGCCGGAGCAATACCGCGCGGGGCCGGGCGACCAGATCGCGCTCGACAATTACGGCGAGACGCTGCTGGCCATGGGCAGCGCCGACGGGCGGCTGCTGCAATGGTCGCCGGAGCTGCCGGTTACCACGCAGATGACGCCGGTCGCCGGCGCGCCGACCGGGCGCAGCTGCATCACCACCGACGAGCGCAGTGTCGTCATCCTGGGTGCTGCGGAGGACCCGCGTCGGCTCGACTGGTGCTCGCTCGAACTGCTCACCGACTGGGCGCCGACCGCGACCAATACCGCGGGCTCGCTGCAGCTGCGCTCGACCGGCACCGGGCTGGCGATGCGGAGGGTTGCGCAGGGCGTGCTGATCTGGTGCGACGACGACGTGCATCTGCTGCAATTCGTCGGCACACCCTACGTCTACGGCCTGCAGCGCATCGGCAGCGGCTGCGGGCCGATCGGCCCCGAGGCGATGGTCGGCTGGGCGGGCCGCAGCGTGTGGATGGGCAAGCAGAATTTTTGGATTTACGACGGCGGCGTGCAGCCGCTGCCGAGCGATATCGACGGATTCGTGTTCAGCGACCTCAACGTTGTCACCGCCGGCCAGACGTTTGGCTACCACAACGGGATTTTCCCCGAGATCACCTGGCACTATCCGTCGGCTGCGGCGACGTCGCCGGATCACTACGTGACGTGGAACTACAAGGATCGGCTGTGGACGCACGGCGTGCTGGCCCGCAGCATCGGCTCGGAGCCCGGCGCGTTCGGCCTGCCGCTACTGGGCACCGTGGCAGGCACCGTCTACCAGCACGAAACCGGCTATCTCGCCGACGGCGCGCCGCGCGGTGCCGCGGTCTACGCCGAGACCGGCGATCTGCAGATCGGCGACGGCGATACGCTGGTGCAGCTCGATGCGATCTACCCGGATCTGCGCCAGCCGCAGCTGGTGCAGTTTCATTTGAAAGGACAGCTCGAAGCGGCCGCCGGCGAAACCGATTTCGGGGTGTTCGCCCAGGAGCGCGACGACGGCGTCATCGACACGCTGCTCGACACGCGCTCGCTGCGGCTGCGCATCGAGGGGCTGCAGGACGGCCCGTGGCAGCTCGGCCGCATCCGCCTCGGCCTGACCCCGGGACCCGGCCGATGAGCGGGCGCCCCGCCATGCCGTCGCTCCGGCTGCCGCGCGCGGCGCGCGGGGCACCGACGCCGGAGGAGTTCAACAACGCGATGGCACAGCTCGAGCGGGCCGACTCGGCCAACCTGAAAACCGGCACCACGCCCGCCTTGCCGGCGCTGGTGCTGACCGCACCGGACGGCTCGGCCTGGACGGTGACGGTGTCGGCCACCGGCGTGCTGAGCACGGTGCCGGCGCGATGAGCCCGCGGCTCGATCCGGCGGAGGCGCGCGTCGTCGACTGCCTCGAGCGCGCCCTCGCGCTGGCCGGCGGGACGCATGATTTCCAGAGCGACGTGGTGCCCCGGCTGCTCGACGGCCGGGCGCAATACTGGCAGCGCGGCGCGGCGGCGATCGTCACCGAGATCCACCACTACCCGCGCTGTCGCGACGTCAACTACTGGCTGGTCGGCGGGCGGCTGGCCGATGCGTTGGCGCTGGTGCCGGAGATCGAGGCCTGGGCGCGCACCCAGGGGGCGACGCGCGCCGTGGCGTTCGGCCGCAAGGGCTGGGCGCCGGTGCTCGGCCGGCTCGGCTGGCAGGTGGCCGGCACCGGCTATCGCAAGGAGCTCGTGCAATGAGCAAGGGCGGCGGTGGCGGACCGCAGACGGTGACCAACAAGACCGAGTTGCCGGCGTGGGTGAACCAGGGCGGCGCGGAAAATCTGGAGTACGCCAAGCAGGTGGCGGCGCGGCCGTATGAAGCCTATGCCGGCCCGACGGTGGCCGGGCTGACCGCCGACCAGACCAGCGCGATGGACTGGATCCGCGCCAACTCGACCGGCGCCGCCGACGCGATCAGCGGTGCCACCAGGGCCATCACCGGCGGCAATCTGGCGACGACGGCGCAGTCGCTGTTGAATCCCTACCTCGGCAACGTCGAGGCCGGCGCGGAGGCGCAGCTGCAGCGCAGTGCCGACCAGGCGCAGAACGACCTGGCGAGCCGCGCCGCCTCCGCCGGGGCGTTCGGCGGCACGCGCTTCGGCGTGCAGTCGGCCGAATTGGCCGGCAACATCGCGCGGCAGGCCGGCGATCTCAGCGCGAATATCCGCAGCCAGGGGTGGAACACCGCCGTGCAGACCGCGCTGGCGCAGGCCGGGGCGGTCACCCAGGGCGCCGCCGCGGGGCAGACCGCCGGGCTGGCCGGCGCCGGCGCGCTGTCGGCCGCCGGGGCGCAGCAGCAGAACCAGCAGCAGGCCGATATGAATGCGGCGATCGCGCGGTGGCAGCAGGCGCGCGACTATCCGCTCGAGCAGCTGGCGATCCGCCAGTCGGCGCTGAGTTCGACGCCCTACGGCGCGACGTCGACCAGCACGCAGGTACCCAACAAGGGCAGCGACGTGCTCGGCACGATCGGCCAGGTGGCGCAGATCGCCGGCACGGTGATCCCGCTGCTGGCGATGCTGTAGGAGCACGACGATGGCTTTGGCTGATGACGCATTGGGGCTGGCCGGCTTCGACGAAGGCGGCACGGTCTATGGCGGCGGTGGCGGCGGCAAGGGCGGCAAGGGCGGCTCGGCGACCGACTGGAGCAAAATATCCAAGCTGCTCGGTAACGCCGGGGAGGTGCTCGGTAAGGCCGGCTCGGCGGGGGCCGGCGATGCGGCCTTCGACAAGCGCGGCGGTCAAGGCCCGGGGCCCAGCCAGATGGCGACCCAGGGGCTGCCCAATCTGCTGGCGACGCTGATCCAGATGCACCGCGCGGCGATGCTGTCGCAGGCGACGGCGGCGCCGCTACAGCCGCGCGCCTCCTTGCTCGGTTGATCCGATGGCGTCGCTGCTCGACTCGGCCGATCCGATCCTGTCGCTGCTGGGCAATTTCGTGTCGGGCGGCCGCACCGGCCAGCCCGACACGCCGGTCTATGGCATGACGCCGGAGGGCGAGGCGTTGCCCAATCGCGTGTCCGACCGACAGCGCGCCTCGATCGCCGATGCGCTGCTGGCGTTCGGCAGCGCGGCATCGAACGCCGCGGCGCCGCGCTTCGGCCTGGCGCCGACCTTCGCGCAGGGTTTCGGCGATGCGCTGAGCGCCGGTCGCCAGCAGGTGATCAACGAGCAGGCGGCGCAGGCGGCGATGGCCGACCTGGCCCTGAAACGGCAGATCCTGCAGCAGCAGATGGCCGGCCAGCAGCTGGTCGCGCGGTTCCTGACGCGCGGCCTCGGCGGCCCGCAGGGCGTCGCTGACGTGACCACGGAGACGCCGGCGGCGCCCGCCGGCGCGCCGCCGGGCGCGTCGGCGACACCGCCCGGCGGGGCGCCGGCAACACCGCCCGGCTACGAGCCGGGGGCGCTGGTGCGCGAGGCGCTCGGCGCGCACGAATCCGGCGCCCGCGGCTACGGCGCGACCAACAGCGCCGGCTACACCGGGCGCTATCAGATCGGCTCGCAGCTCGCCTCCGACGCGGGGTTCTACGCGCCGGCCGAGGGCGAGGACACGAAGGGCAATCAGTGGAGCGGGGCGTTCAGGATCCCCGGCTTCGCCGGGGTGCGCACGCGCGACGATTTCCTGCGCAACCCGGCGGCACAGGACGCCGCCTACCGGCTCGCCATGGGGCACATGGACAAGCAGCTGAGCGCGCTCGGGGTCTACGACCGCGGCGTCGGTCAGACCATCGGCGGCGTGCCGGTGACCCGTGACGGGCTGCTCGCCGGCGCCTGGCTGGGCGGCGCGGGCGGCGTGAAACGGTGGATCGACTCGGGCGGCAAAGACGATCCGGTGGACGGCAACGGCACGCATGTCAGCCAGTGGGTGCGGCTCGGCGCCGGCGCGGTGCCGGCGGTGCGACCCTATGCGGACACCGGCCGCGCCGTGCCGCCGCCCTCGCCGGGCCCCGGCGGCACCGTGGTGCGCGACGTCGACCCGACCGCCATCACCACCGCCACCGCTGAGCAGCTGGCCGCCGCGCCGCCGCCGCCGCTGCCAGGCGCCACCGCCGCCCCAGCGGCGCCAGCTTCCACCGCCACCGCGGCGGCGGCGCAGCCGCTCTATGTCGGCGACAGCCTGGCAACGGGCCTCGGCGCCGGCCGTGGCGTGGTGGGTGCCGGGCCGCAGGCGGTGCTGGCGAATATCCGCGCGATGCCCGCCGCCGACGTGGCCGGGCGGCACGTGGTGCTGTCGTCCGGCACCTCGAACGGGGTGGGCGACGTCGGCTACGTGCGGACGCAGATCGAGGAGCTGAAAAAGAAGGGGGCGGCGTCGGTGACCCTGCTCGGCGTCGGTGACGCGAAATACCTCACCGACAACCGCTCCAATCAGTCGCTGGAGGAGACGGCGCGGCAGACCGACGCGCGGTTCGTGCCGGTCGATCCGGCGACGCTCGGGGCGGATCGGATACATCCGGCCGACTACACCGCGCTGCGCGCCGCCAGCATGCCCGTGCCGGTGCCGCCCGCCCAGGGCGGGCCTGACGGCGGCGCGACGCCGGCGCGCTATCAGGTGGCCACCACCGGCCAGACGCCGCCACCGCCCGCCACCGCCCCGGCAGCGCCGGCCACCCGCGCGACCACCGCGCCGGCCGGGCCGCCGGCGCCGGGCATCCCGGCGCGGCCGATCGGCATGCCGCCGGTGCCGGGGATGAACCGCAGCGCGCTCGACGCGATGACGCCGCGCGACCGCGCGCTGTTCGCCGCCTCGCTGCTGTCGATGCCGCCCGACAAATGGCCGGCGGTGGCGGCGCAGCTGGCGATGAAGCCGGCCGAGACGCCGAGCTACCAGACCATCGGCAACCAGGTGGTCGGCGTCTACCGCGACGGCACGCGGGTGGTGATCGGCCCGGCGCATCAGGAGCCGTTCACCGTCGAGCGGCTCGGCGCCGACGGCAACACGCGGTCGATCCGCGTCGACCCGAACACCGGCACCGAGCAAGACCTGGGGGTCAAGAGCACGCCGGCGCTGACCGACGTGAAGGGCGACGACGGGCAGAACCACAAGGGCTACCTGCAGCCCGACGGCAGTTTCCGCCTGGTGGCGCCGTCGCCGACGCCGCCCGGCTCGCAGCCGCTCGATCCGCAGCGCCAGGCGCAGGAGGAGCGGCTGCGCCGGGCCGGCATGCCGAGCGCCGAGGACGTGTTCCAGCAGAAAACCGGCGAGGCCGCCGCCAAGCAGCAGGGCGAGTTGACCGACGCGGGCGGCAATGCCGCCGGGATGGTGGAGAAACTGCGCCATTTCCGCAGCGTCGCGGAGGGCTTCCAGTCGGGCAAACTCACGCCGACCGCCAGCACGGTGGGCTCGATCGCCACCGCGCTCGGCCTCGATCTCAGCGGCATCGCGCAGACCATGGGCAGCCGCTCGGTGACGCAGGCCGAGGTGCTGCAGAAAATCAGCAACGAGCTGGTGAAATCGCAGATCACCCCGGGCTCGGGCTTCTCGACCAATCTGTCCGACGCCGACCGGGTGTTCCTGCAGCAGACCATGCCGGCCATCTCCAACCGGCCGGAGAGCAATGCGGTGATCCTGGCATTCCTCGAGAGCGCGGCGCAGCGCACCGTCGACAAATCGATCGCCTGGGACCGTAGCGACGATCACTCGCTGAAGGCCTGGCGCAATTTCAACGCCGACTGGACGGAGAAGCAGAACAAGGCGCCGATCATCCAGAAGGTCGAGACCTTGGAGGAAGGCGGCTTGCTGCCGGTGAACAGTGTTTTCCGCCTGCCGGACGGACGTTTCGGCGTGGTGACTCCCTGATGCCGGTGCAGATCTTCGACCCGGACGCGGGTAAGCCGCCGACCGGCGGCGGCGGGCGGGCGCGGATCGTCGGCGGTGCGCTCGACCCGCCGCCGGCGATGACCTGGGCGGAGCTCAAACAGGTGCTGTCGGCCGGCGTCACCGGGCTGGCCGACATGCCGGCGGCGGCGTTGAGCCTGCTCGGCGGCATGGCGCAGTTCGGCGCCGCGCCAGACGAGGCGGCGCCGCCGACGCTCAGCCAGCTGGTGGGCGACCAGCCGCGGGCACTCGACACGCCGCTGCCGAGCTTCGACCCGGAGAGCGTGCCGTCGCTGCTTGGCCTGCCGAAGCCCGAGCACACGCTGGGCAACGAAAGCGTGCGTGCGCTGGCCGGACTGCTCGGTCCCGGCTGGGCGGCCAGGCTGGCCGGCAAGGTCGTCGGGCCGTCACGCATACTCAAGGCCTTCGAGCCGCCGCGGCCGACGACCACGCTCGGGCTGGCCGGCGGCCAGGCGGTCGGCCAGCAGATCGTCAACGACAATCCCGATTTGCCGGGCTACCTCAAGGTGGCGCTGCCGGTCGGCCTGTCGCTGCTCGGCGGCGGGGTCGGCCACGTCGTCGACGCGGCGACGCCGGCGCTGGTCACCAAGGCGGGCGCCGCCGACCGCATCGCGGTGACCGGGCTCACCGGCGCGATGGCCAAGCCGGGCGACGCCACCGACCGGCTCCTGCACTACCGCTACGACCCGGGCACGGCGATGGCGAACCCCGAGATCCCGGGCGCGGGTTTTCAGACCACCGCGGAGGTCGGCGGCGATACCGGGCTGATCAATCTCGAGCGCACCCTGCGCAATGACGGCCGGCCTGAGGTGTCGCAGCCGTTCGTCGCCAACGACGCCGGGCGCACCACCGCGCGGCAGGGCATTATCGATCAGGTGGTGCCGCCCATGTCGGGCGACACCCCGCCGGTGCCGCGTGACGCCGCCGGCGTCGCCGGCGTGCTGCAACCCCAGGCCGACGCGCAGCTCGCCGCGGCGCAGGCCCAGCGCGACGCGCGGCTCGCCGAAGCGCGCCAGGGGGTGGCGGCGCTCGGGCCGGCGGAAAGTGACGTGCAGCTCGCGGGCCAGCGCCTGCAGCAGCCGCTGGTGGCGGCGCGGCAGGCCTCGGAGGACGCCGCGCAGACGCTGTTCCGCAGCATCGATCCCGACGGCAGCACGGCGATCGCCACCAAGCCGATTCGCGACGCGGCGATTGCCGAGGCGCGGGCGCGCTATCCCGGCGAGGCGTACTACCCGACCGACCTCAAGACGGTGCTGGCGCAGCTGGCGCCTGACACGCTGACGCTGGGTGATCTGCAATCGATTCGCGGCGGGCTGCGCACCAGCGACCAGCGGCTGCAGGGTGTGTTCGCGCGAATCGGCCCGGCGATCGGTGACACGATCGACGCCGCGGCGGCCGCCGGCGCCGGCATCGCGCCTGAGCAGGCGGCGCAGTATGCCGCCTGGAAGCGGGCCTATGGCCAGCACATGGCGACCTACGGCGAGGGGCCGGTCGGGCAGGCCACCGAGATCGCCATGGGCCGTCCGGAGATGGGGCCGGCGTCGGTGCCCGGGCAGTTCTTCCGCCCCGGTCCCGGCGGCGCCGACACGATGACCGCATTCAATGCGGCGGTGGCTGGTGCCGGCGAGCGGGCGCCGGTGCTGACCACGGCGATGCGCGAGCACATCTCCGGCGCGCTCAGCGGCCTGCTGAACGACGACGGCGTGCTGGCGCCGGCGGTGCTGGCACGGTGGCTGAAAAACCACGGCCCGGCGATCTCGCGGCTGCCGGCCGACCTGCGCGCGCAGCTCGCCACGCTCGACGGCGCCACCGGGCTGCTCGAGGGGGCCACCCAGAACCTGGCTGATACCGCGGCGGGCCGTGGCCGAGGCATCGCCGCGGCGTTCCTCGACGGCGCCGATCCGGCGGCGGCGGTCAAGCAGGCGCTCACCGGCCCGCAGGCCACCAACCACCTCCGCGATCTGGTCGGCCGCATGCGCCAGGGGCCGCCCGAAGCGATGCAGCAGCTGCGCCGGGCGGTGCTGGACGACTGGATGGCGAGCGCGACGTCGACCAGCCCGCTGGATGCCAGCGGCGAGGCGCGGGCGATGTCGGCGCACCAGGCCACCAAGTGGTGGGACAAGAATCGCGCCGTGCTGCAGGCCGCCGGGGTGTTTTCCCCCGACGAGTTGGGCCGGCTCGATCTGCTGCATAACGATATCCTGTCGAAACAGCGGATCAACACGGTGGGCCGGGCGGTCGCCTCCAATACCGGGCAGAACCTCTCCAACGCGGCGTTTCTCGACAGCCTGATGGCCGGCGCGCCGGTGCCCGGCTGGGCGGAGCCGATGCTGGCCCGGGGGCTCTCCGCGGTGACCAACCTGCCGTGGATCAAAGGCATCATGGCCGACACCCAGGCGAAGGGCCGTGCGCGGCTGGCCGAGGCGATGCTCGATCCGGCAGTCGCCGCGGACCTGCTGCGCAGGGCGGATCCCGCGGTGCTCGAGCGGCTGAGCGGGCGGCTGCCGCGTGGTTCATGGCTCACCACGCTCGGCGCGCGCGCGGCGCCGGCGACGGCGCGGGCGACCAACTGAGGATTTCGACATGCCCACCAGCGTCCCCACGACGAGCGAGTTCGCCGCCCTCGAGGCGCGCGTCGCCGCGCTCGAAGGCAGTGCGCCGCCGACTCCGACTCCGACACCCACGCCGACGCCAACGCCGACACCGCTGCCGACACCCACCCCGACACCGCCGCCCGCTGGTGACGGGCTTAGCGTGCGCATCGACTTCGAGGGCGCCAGCTATGTGTTCGACGAGACCACGGGCGTTGACCTCGGCGACTACCACGAGCCGAACGGGCATTTCACCCAGCATTGTGTGCGCTGCACGCTGCCCGATCTGGTCGGCTTCGCGGTGTATTTCCGGCCTGATGCCGACGGCCACCGCGACGAGGTGGTGTTTGAACTAGGGATGTTGTTCGACTGCGTGCCGGGCAACATGGGCGCATACATCGCGACGATCATGCGCGGCAACGAACAATTAGCCTGCATCGAGGCGCCGGCGCATTACTGGCACTCGCGGTGGCGGTGGCAGAGCGCGCCTCGGCCGATCATCTATCCCGCCCCGGATTTTCTCGGCGGCCTGCTGCCTAACTACAGCGAGAGCCTGTTCGGCGCGGTGATCCCGCCGTCGAACCCGCGCAGTTACACCGGGCCGATGGACCTGGCCGGCATCACACCTTACATCCCCTCAACCGGCGAGCGTGACGAGATAGGCCCGTGTACCGAGGCGCAGGCGGAGTATCTCTGCACCGGCTCGGAGCAATCCTGGCGCTCGGTGCAGGCGTGGGGAGAGGCGGCCGGCTCGATCCCATTGCATTTCCGCGACGAGCGCACCGGCGCGCCGCTCGACTGGAATGTCTATCCGAACGCGACGATGTATTCGCCGTCCGGCGCCGATCCATACATCAAGAATCCGCCGGGCGGCCCGGTCACCTTGGACGTGGCGCATATGGGCTCGTTTGCCTTCATGCCGTACGTGTTGACCGGCGATCCGTATTACCTCGAGTGGATGCAATTCGTTTGTGTATACAACGTGGTGATGCTCAGTCCGGGTGCGCGGGCAAACTTCAACTTGGGCAATGGCATCAGGGGCCTCGCGTGGACACTGCGTGCGCTGATGCAGGCTGCCACGCTGACGCCGGAAAGTCTGCCCTCGTGGTTTCTGCCGAGGTCGATCTTTACCTCGCGGCTGGATGCCGAGCGGCAATGGTTCATGGACCGCTATGTCAACGGCGCCGCGCCACCGTGGTCTGATCTGCACATACTTAGCGACTGGAAGAATTCGCAGGCGAGCGCGCCATACAAAGCCGGCACCTGGATGAATGGCTGGCAGGAGGATTTCCTCACAACAGTGCTGGGCTGGATCGTCCAGATCGGCCACGAGGGCTGGCGTCCGATCCTGGAATGGAAAGCCCAGGATGTCGCGGCGCGGACCAGCGGACAACGCGACGGCTGGGTGCGCGCGGTGCCATCGGTTTACATGACGGCGATCGCGCCGGACACCGGGGCCAAACCTGCCGAACATTGGGGCGAGGCGTGGACATACACGGAGGAAGCCAAGCCCGAAGCCTGTGTTTACGATGATCCCGATACGCTGCCCGCCGCGCTCGATCTGACCTATCCGAGCTATGCGATGGGTGCGCTGGCGCTGGCCGCGCGTGCCGGCGTGCCGCAGGCGCATGCGTGCTACGACTGGCTGCTCGAGCAGATGCAGGGCCATCCGAACAGCCGCTATCTGCATCGCAAATGGGCGATGGCGGCTGAAGGTGGCACCACGCCGCCCGCCGCTACCGGCATTCAGGCTGGCCGGATCGCCGACTTCCTTGCTTTGACTGGCAGCAACATGTTTCCCTCGATGGATGAGGGGAACGTCTGGGGGTCATGGCCTGCCGACTATCGCCCTGACACCGTGATTGCCGCGATGGATTGGCTGACGAACGGCAGCACCAATTATCCGGTGAGCCGGATCTACACCGCCAGCTATCGCATGGAGATTCTGCGTCCATGGCTGCCTCTGCTCGCGGCCAAGGGTCATCGCTTCACCGGAGGCGTTGCGGCGAATGGTTGCGTCGCGGATGCGGAGGCGACGCTGGAACTCGCGCGCGATCCGGCGAACGGTATCGTCATGATTGAAGGCGTTAACGAGTCCAACACGAATTTCGGCAACGGCGAGGTGCCGCCACAGGTCACGCGCGACGTTCAGAGGACGTTGTGGGACGGCAGGGTTGAGGGCATCCCGGTGGCGGGTCCGTCCATCGTTTTCGGTCTGCCGTATCCAGAAGGCTACATCACGCCGGGCTATTGCTCCGCTGAGGACATCGCCGACATCAACGCGCACATGGACATCATCAACGGCCACTTTTACCCGCCGAACGTTTGCGACCTCGATGCGGGCGCCAATCGTGACGGCGCGTTCAACGACGTGGTGATCGGGCTGCGCAAAGCCTACGGCAGCGACAAGCCGATTACGATCACCGAATGGCACCCCACGCTCTACGGCCAGAATGGCACCGATCACACGCTGGACGGCTACTACGTGCCGATCATGCTGCTGTCGGCCTGGCGGCTCGGCATCCACTCGATGATGCTCTATCCGTTGTTCGACTACGGCACGGTCTACCAGTGCGGGCTATTTCCGAAGAACCAAAACGATCCACGGCCCTCGGCCTATGCGATGCGCGCCCTGCACACATTGGCCGGCGACAAGGGCGCCAACGCCCGCACGTTCCAGCCCGGTAAGTTGGATTACACTGTAAGCGGTGGACAGGGATCAATTAACGACGCCTCGCCTAAGAGTGGCACGCAGCATCAGCTATTCCAGCGGACCAACGGAGAGTTCTTGCTGTTCATCTACAACGAGCAGATACAACCCGGCGGGGCGTCTTATGACGTGACCGTGACGTTCGGCAACGCGCCGGGAAAGGTTACAGAGTATGAGATCAAACCGGATGCGAGCTTTGACCGGGTGATTCAGACCACTGCCGGGCAGTCAATCCATGCCACATCAATGAACGCGACGACGCGGCTATTCGTGATTGCGCCATGAAAATTCTGACGCGGGACGAAGCGCAGGCACGGAAGCTCAAGCGTTACTTCACGGGCAAGCCGTGCCGACACGGCCATGCGGCTGAACGCTTCGTTTCATCGTTCGGCTGCGTCGTGTGCGCCTTGGCGCGCAATCAGACCGAAGAAAAGCGCGCCTATCTCAGGCGCTGGTATGATACCGACCGCACGACGCCTGAAGGCCGCATCAAGCGGAACGAAATTAGCGCTCGCTGGCGCGCAGAGCATCCAGAGCAGTTCAAGGAGATCAACAAGGCTTGGTGTGTAGCCAATCCGGATAAGGTGTTGGCTAAGAACAAGCGGCGGATAGAGAAGCGCGACCAATACAACGTAGCCCACCGGGAATGGCTAAAGCAGAACCCTGGCTACATGACCCAGCACGCAATTCGCCGCAAAAAGCTGATCGACCACCAGCAGACACCTCCATGGGCTGATCGTGTCAAGATCGCCGACATTTATGCCAACCGTCCCGCAGGGTATCACGTCGATCATATTGTCCCCCTCAAAGGAAGGACGGTCTGCGGCCTGCATTGTGAGGCCAACCTGACATATCTGCCTGGGACGGAGAACAACAACAAATACAACAACTGGCCAAGCGACGCCGCGTGGGTCTTCCATAGGAATGGCCGCCCGACGCCGCTGCTCGACGTGCGGCCATGAGCGAGCAGCCCACCACCACGCACGGCCTGATCGCGTCGGTCAGCGAGACCGCCATGCGTGTATTGCCGCCGGCGATGGTCTTGCTCATCATCTTAAATATTTGCTTCAGCGCCGGGCTGATATACCTGGTTCAGGCGAACGCCGATTATCGTAACGCGCTACTCACCAAAATCGTGGAGGGGTGCCTCGTAGGTCGGCAAAACTAGGCGTGCCTGGCCTCATCAGGCACGCGTCGAGCCACCGCCTGATCGAATGATACCGTTGCGTCTGACATGCAGACACTCCGCGCCTAAACAGTGGGCGTGTGTGGCGCGGCTCGATGCGTGCGCGGATAAGGCGCTCCGCTTTGGCTTCCATCGCTGCGCGGCTGGGCATCGGCCTCTCGAACCAAACCCAGGCCCCGGCGCCCCCAAGCTCGGGCCTTTTCTTTGGCCTCGGGGCAAATAAGGCGGCGGGTGATATGGCGTGGTAAGCGCCGCGACGATATGAATCGGACTATCGACACGGCGAGAATTCCGCCCGCTAACTCCCGTTTGTGGACGTTATCACTGCTTGTCCGCGGCCATCCGCGCCACCGTCAGGATCACCTCGGCGAGCGCCGCATCGGCGGTGCTGGCGGGCTGTTCCATCCGCTTCCGCATGGCCTCGGTGACCGGGTACGTGTCGGTGTTCTGATACACCGTCAGCATCTGCGTCACGGCGTGCAGCGGCAGCATCGTGTCCCACGCCAAATGTACGAGACCAGGGTTCCCCTCGACCGCTCGCAGGCGAATCTCCGGGTGTTCCCGCTCGACCAGCTTGGTCACTACCTGCGGCGCCAACTCGATCTCCAGCACACCCAGCGCGCGCGCCAGCAGCGTCAGGGTTGGCGGATCAGGCACCATCTTGCCAGCGCAGTACTTGTTGATCTTGTCCCGGCCTCTCGCGGCCATGTAGCCCGCCGGGGTTATTTCCTCGCCCCAGATCTCTCGTGCGAGGTCGGATTGACTGAGCCGCTTGGCGGCCATCAGGCGCCGCAGTCGCTTGCTGAACTCTAGATCAGCCATCGGCCTACTCTCCAAACGTCGGGTTCACTGGCTGGAAATTTTGCCGCTTGCGCGATCGAGGATCGCTATGGCGCGTTTGCCGGCCGCCTTTCGGGTTACCTACCTCACTTGACGACAGACCTGTCCGATCAGTCGCCCGACGTGCCGCTGACGCCCGCCCAGTGGGTGCTTGCGCCAGCCGGAACCCGGCGGCAGCGACAATCCCGCGCACCATGTCGAGGCATCCGGACCGGACATCAGGGCGCGTCCTGCGCCAGTTGGCGTCGTCTGCCTCATCATCCCACTCGGGAATGACACCACTCACTGCTCGCGTCGCGGCGGCTCGCGCGTAAAACTTGGCGCCGGCCAAAATATCCCTATCGTCCATTGTCTGATCCTGCGTTCGTTGGGACGATCTCTTGCAACGCGGACACCGGCCGCATGCCGTGCCGAGAGCCCATGATCCTTTGCACAACAGCGTCTCAGCCATCGGCCACTCCTGCAAACGTCGGTTTGCTCATGCGTATTTTTGCTCAGTTTGTGCAACGGTCTTAATCATTCTCTGGCAGAGGCATTCCGCCCGGCGGCACGAGAAACCCGGCCGCGCCGCATTGTGGACAGATACCCGCGTCTATCAGTCCCTCGCCGCGACACGTCGGGCACCGCTCACACCCCGAGGCGATGGCTTGCTCTGTGCGCTGCCGGGACGCGGCTAATGCGGCTTCGCGGCTGCCACCGTTCCATGCTTTGGGTATTCGCTTCATAGCGGGTCGATCCCGCAGGTTTCGGCGAGGCTGAGCCATCGCGTGATGTCATCACGCTCGATGATTTCCTCAACGGCCGTTCGCAGCACGTCGATCATCGGACCTTTCCATGCCGGAGCGCCGATCCACTGCCGCAGATAGGCGCGCACCGTGGCGATCTGGATCGGCGTCATGGACTGGTGGCGGAGATAGGCTTCGATGGCAGGACGCAGCACGCCGCTCTGCTCGTTCATCCAGTAACCGGGAACCGCTTCGCTCATTGCCTCGGCCACTCCAATCGTCTCGCGCGTCTCAGCCATCGCTCGTTCCTGCAAACGTCCGGTTGCACACGTTTACCACAGACGAACATTGTTCTTGACAACGCCGCCCGAAAGGCGCACATTGTTCGCATGGAAAACACCCACACCATGCGGATCGAGATGGACCGGGGCGACGGCTGGGAGCTTCGCTCCGAGGGCACCGTCAGCGCCACCAGCGACGAGGCCGCCGCGCAGATCACGGCGTATGCCTACAGCAACCACGCCCACCGCATCCTGCTGGATGGCGCCGTCGTCGCCGTCCACACGCCGAAGCGCCGCCGTGTCGCCCTCTGACGTGCGCGCTGCCCGCGAGCGGCTGGGCATGACGACGCAGCAGCTTGCCGAGGCGCTGGAATGCACCGTGCGGACGGTGCAGTTCTGGGAAACCGGCGAGCGCAACGTGCCAGGCCCGGCTCGGGTGGCGATGCGGCTCATGCTGCATGCTCCCAAGCCAGGATCGCGCGACCGATCAGTTCGGGGATCTGCGGG